GAAGAAGATCCGTGGAATACCGTTGAGTATCGCAAGGCGTTCATGGAATTTGCCAAGACTGGTAAAGTAACACCTGAGTTGCGGTCCGGCGATCAACCCACGGACGCATTCGCTGGCGCAACCGATCTGGCTGCCATTGTCCCCACCAACATTTTGAATGAGATCATTCGGGATCTAAAAGTCCGGGGGCAGGTATTCAACCGTGTGCGCAAGCTGAGTATTAAGGGCGGAGTGCAGGTTCCTATCCTGTCCTTGAAACCCGAAGCTAAATGGGTCGGAGAGAGTTCCGGTGTACGCCAGAAAGTACAGGCTACAACCTCCGTTACCTTCAGCTACCACGGGCTTGAAGTGAAGGTCGCCACTTCGCTGGTTGCCGACACTGTAACCTTGGATAGCTTCGAGTCCACTTTAAGGGACTTGATTGTTGAGGCTATAGTGGAAGCGCTTGACAAAGCGATTATCTCCGGCGACGGCGACGGCAAGCCTTTGGGCATTGTCAAAGACGACCGGGTACCAGAAGACAATGTAGTAACCCTTAGCCCTTCCGAAATCACCAAATGGGATGTTTGGAAGAAGAAAGTCTTTGCCAAAATGCCTTTGGCTTACAAGGCTGGGGCCGCCTTCTACATGGCAAACGGTACCTTTGAGAGCTACATTGACGGCATGGTGGATCAGAACGGCCAGCCTGTCGGACGCGTGAACTACGGCATCGCCAACGGCCCGCAGGAGCGTTTCGGCGGCAAGGAAGTCATCCTTGTTGAAGATGACGTGATCGCCCCCTACGACGACGCCAACGGTCCGGACGACTCTGTCCCTGGTGACGTAATTGCCATCTACGCTAACCTGAACAACTATGTTATCAACTCCAACATGCAATTGGCCCTGTTCCGCTACGTCGACCACGACACCAACCAGTGGGTGGACAAGGCCATCATGATTGCTGACGGTAAGCTGCTCGATCCGCATGGCGTGATTATTGTGCGCAAGGGTGCCGAGGGTGACGAGGGTGACGAAGTCGTAAACCCTTAGATTCGACCCTATCGGGGCTGGCTATAGGGTCCTTGACATTAGTTCAAGAGGGCGGGGAAACCGAAGGGTTCTCCCCCGAAATCTTGGACTATACAGCCACAACGTCCAATGCCACCAATAAAATCACTGCAACCGCAACCGATCCGGAAGCGGTTATTTTGATTGAGGTAAACGAGGAGGAACTAGAAAACGAGGGTTCTGCCGAGTGGGTTGAGGGCGACAATGCCGTTGTAATAACGGTAACCAACGGCGAGGAAGAAACCGTCTATACGGTTACGGTGACAAAAGAATAGGGAGGCCTTCGGGCTTCCCTCCCCTAAAGGCAGGTGGTGATATGGCGTTACTAACCCCTCAAAAAGTTGCTGAAGCACTTGACTACGACAGCCCGGAGCAAGTACCGCCGAAAGCCTTCTCCTACGTTCCTGCTATTGAAGAATACCTGACGGTTGCTACGGGAAAGCGGTGGGGTGACGAAGAACCGGTTGACCCATTGGCGCAAGCGACAGCCCAGGTGATTCTTGTGCGGTGGTTTGAAGATCCGGGGCAAGTGGGAAAAGTGTCTGACCAAAGCCTGATTACCATGATTGGTATGCTCAAGGCGAAGGCTGGTGGTTAGCGTGAAAAAACGCAAAAGGGTGTTCCGCCATCAAGTTGTTATCGAACTGTACACTGAAATTGGCCGGAACGAACTGAACCAGCCTATCCGCGACTGGGTGCCATTCGCCACTGTGTGGGCGGAAATTGATCCTCTGCGCGGGCGCGAATATTGGGCAAGCAGGCAAGTTGTTAACGAGCAAATAGTCCGCATTTCATTCCGCCATATCAAAGGTATTAAGCCCGACATGCGTGTTAGGTGGGGCGACAGGGTGTTTGAAATAGAGTCCATCATGAACCCAGTGGAGCAGAATTACGAGATTCAACTTATGTGCAAGGAAAAGGTGAGTTGAATGCGGATTCGCGTGGAGATCAAGGGTTCTAAGGAACTCAAAAATGCCCTGAAGAAAATTCCTAAAAACGCCACCAGACGTTCGCTAGGCAAAGCGGCTAAGGCGGGCGCAGAACCAATTTTAAGAAGTGCGAAGCAAAAGGCTCCGGTGGATACCGGGCGACTTCGCGATTCGTTGCGTTCCACCTTTGCGTACCAAAGCTCCAGGGCAGCGAGGGTGCAAGTGGCTTCCAACCTGAAACCGGAAGGAGGCTCTCGGCATTCTTACGATTACTACCAGGAGTTTGGTACGTCTTTCCACCCGGCACAGCCGTTTATGCGTCCTGCCGTGGACGAGCAGCACGACAACGCAGTGGAACAGACACGCAAAACAATGGAGGAGGCGGTGCTTGAGGAGGTGAAGAAACTTGGACATTGAAGGTGCGTTGGTTGCTCACCTATTGGCCGATGATGAACTGACTGCGCTTGTTGGGAACAGCTTGTTCCCCTTGGCGATACCGGAAGGGGAACAAGCCCCTGCGGTGGTGTGGCAACGTGTCAGCTCGCCACGAACCCTTTCGCTTAGGGGAAATTCCGCTGACAGTCCAAGATTCCAGTTTTCTGCCTATGCGAACGATTTAGTGCTTGCACGAAGGATCGCACAAGCGCTGAATAACGCCCTTGATTTCTTCGTGGGGGTGTTGGGCGACAAGACAAAGGCCCAAGTAATACGGGCCGACTATCGGGATAGTTACGAACACGAGACGGGTCTATATCGCTCAGATGTAGACTTTTTCATTTATTACACAAATAAGAAGGAGTGAAAACTATGTGGGGTGCTGGAACTAAATTTCAGGTGAAAAAGGAAAGCGAAACTGAGTTCACCGATATTGCACGCATTCGTAGTATTACACCTCCGGGTGTAACCGCTGATATGTCGGATGCCACCGTTTTGGATTCCGAGGGCGGCGTCGAGGAAAAACAGCCAACCATTCTTCGGTTGGGGGACGCAACCCTGAATGTACTGTTCGAGCCTGATGATGAAGACCAGAAGGCGTTTCTCGAACGGTTGGTAAACCGGGAACTGGTTACTTGCCGGATTCTCTACCCAGACGGGGAAAACTACCTAGAATTTAAGGCTTACATTGCCGGATTTGAACCGGGCGAGATCACGACAGAAGGGTTGTTGGAAGCAACTATTACTTTGGCTGCTACCGCAAAACCGTCTTTCGGTGTGGCGGAGGTTGAGGACGACGGGGACGAAAACGGGGACGAAAACGAAGACGAGTAGGCACGTTGATGCGTGTTCCGGGGAAAGAAAGTTAATAAGGGGGCTTAACAGCCCCCTGCAACATTAAGGAGGTGTAACCATGGCCAAGAAAGTTTACTTGACCAAAGAAGCTATTTTGGGTGCAAATGACGTTGAAGTCAGAGAAGTGGAAGTCCCTGAATGGGGCGGCATTGTAGGTGTTCGGGGTATGACTGGACGCGAACGCCAGAAATACGAGGAGTCTTTGCAAGGAAAGAAGGGGCAAATAAACACCAGGTATGCCCTGGAAAAACTTGTTGCTTTATGTGTTGTTGATAAGGACGGGAACAGGCTGTTCTCTGACGATGACATAGCGGCATTGTCGAAGAAGAGCGCCAGGGCACTTATGCGTGTTGCCGCAGTTGCCACTGAACTTAGTGGGCTAACCAAGGAAGACATGGAGGAGATGGTCGAAAATTTCGACGAGACTCTCTCCGACGGCTAGTCTTTGAATTGGCCGTCCTGTTGGGTATGTCGCCGGGCGAGGTGCTTGATAAGCACACAAGCCGCGAATTAACCGAATGGCATGTGTATCTGCAAATGTATCCACAGGGCGCAGTTCGGGGGGACTTGCAGGCTGGTATCATAGCCAGCACTGTTGCCAACGCACACAGGGGCAAAGGTGGGAGGCGGTTCAAACCCGACGACTTTATGCCGAAGTTTGGTTCGCAGCAGAAGGAACAAACAGAAGAAGAAATACAAATGAACGCCCAATTGCTGGGACAAGCGTTCGGCGGGAAAATGGGCAAGTTGAGCGAGGGAGGTTAGGGCCTCCCTTTGACTTATATGCGCGAAAGAAGGGTGGTGGAAGAATATGGCAACCGTTGCGTCGTTGGTGATTAACCTGACGGCCTCAACCTCACAGCTAGAGAAGGGTTTCCTTCAAGCAACCCGCCTAACGGATAGGTTTGTGAAAAGCACGAAGTCCGTTACTCGCCAACTGGACGAAATAGCGCGGTATGGGCGTAACGCAGGTTTAGCCTTAACCGCTATGAGTCTGTCCGTTAGAAAGCTAGTAAAAGCGTCGGCGGATCACGAAGAATCGATGTTGCGGGTGAAAGCAGTCGCTAGGGCAACGGTTCAGGAATACCACACCTTGAGTGCTGCGGCACTTCAAACCTCCACAACCACGCGGCATTCACTGTCTAGTATTGGCGAAGGCATGAAATTTCTCGCGATGGCTGGATTCCAGGCTAAAGAAATTGCTGAAATGATACCTGTTGTAGCTCGAATGGCTACTGCTGGTGCTGTGGATATGGTTACGGCTGCCGACATTACCACCAACATTCTAGCTGGTTACGGCATGGCGGTAGAGGATTTATCAAAGGCGACAGACGTTCTTGTAGCGGCCTTTACTGGCGCTAATGTCAACCTGCAATTGTTGGGCGAAACGTTTAAGCATGTTGGGCCTGTGGCAAAAAGCGCGGGAATGGAATTTGAGGAAATTGCCGCCGCTGCCGCTTTGCTCGGTAATGCCGGTATTCAGGGTTCTATCGCTGGTACGTCGCTAAAGAGTGCTATCAGTAGGCTTGTCAGTCCATCCAATACTGCTGCCCGAATTTTGAAACGCTTGGGTGTGGAGACTACAACGAGTGAAGGCAAACTGCGTGATCTTGCCGATATTATCGATGATTTGAGCAAAGCCGGTGCCACCACCGCTGACGTGTTGCGCATATTCGGGCTTAGGGCTGGGCCTTCAATGGCTAGGTTGTTGGACGTGGGCGCAGACGCTTTAAGGCAGTACACCCAACGTTTGCGTGATAGTGAAGGTTGGGCTGAACTGATCGAAGCGGAGCAAATGCAGAGTTTCAACGCTCAGTTTGACTTAACGAAGAACATCATCCAGGCTTTCAGCGTTGAACTTGGCGATGTTTTGCTGCCTTATATGAAGACACTAAATTGGCTAATTGGTGACCTTGTTGACGGTTGGCGAAACTTGGATGATGCCACGAAAGACAACATCATTCGCATAGCTGTTGTTGGTGGCGCAATACTAGCCTTCATTACCGTGCTCGGACTTGTTGCTGGCGCAATTTCCATGGTTATCAAGGGGTTCACTACCCTCGGTATAATTCTTGGCCTGGTGACGAGCGGGCCT